GGGAGGTGAAAGCAATGAAAAAAGTTTATCAATCACGTTTGGTGTTGACCTTATTTGCCGCATTTCTTTTTGGGATTATCGCAAGGGAAAGTACAAGTTTAAATGTTCTGTTACTAATTTGCGGACCTGTGGCTGCGTTGTTGTGGGTACATCACGACGAAGTGAAATATCAAAAAGAGGTGAAATAAATGTTAACAGCTAATGAAGCTTTTTTAGTACGCGAAGCAGTACGAGAAAAGATTGAAACGTTAAGAGATGCAGTGCGTCACGAAAGTGCAAAGCATCCGACAATGCAAGACCTTCGCACTCTAAAGCATTTTCAAGCAGAGCTAGAACGTTACGAAGTAGCTTATCAAAAAATGCTCAATGAAGTGGGGTGTTAGTTGATGATTGCTGTAGCAAAACAAAAAGAACCACAATCGTCTGCCAACGAGTGCGGTTCATAACAAAAAATATACAAGTAAATAATAGCACGAAAGAGGAGAAACGCAAATGAAAAACTATTATCACGTAAAAACACAAGAAGCATACGATAGCTTAATGACTATTTTGGAAACGCTAGGGTATAGCTGGTTTACTGGCGACAAGCCAACAAAAATTGATATTTTTCATATGCTTGGAGCGGCAACAGTTATAGTGGTAGACGGAAAGAAAAAGAAATTAAAGTATATGGAAACTCATACCTTTAAACAAATTATCGAAATTGACGGTGTAAGCTTGATTGAATGGCCAGCAGTTGCTTCAAAAGAGAAAATTGAAGTCTCAAAAGAATTTGATGAATGGGTTCAGAAAAGTAAAGAAGCACATATTGATTATAAAAGTTGGTGTATTTGGCAAATTAATAAGATGGGATGGGGTCACTGGTTGGAAGATCCTATTACAGATGAAATGTTGCTTGCTTCGGAAGGCTCCAAGTGGACGAAAGAAGTAGAAGAAAACAAAGAACTGCATACACGTGCGATTCTTGATGGTTACACAGTAAAAAAAGAACCAATGTATGAAATTCCTTTGCCATACGCGATAAATGCTACGAGAAAACAGCAATATTTATCTTACGATACTGAAAAGAATCATTTTGTTTGTGCAGCAAAATCAGACAAGCTAAAACATCACTTCACAGAAACAGAACTAAAAGAAAAAGTGCCTGGATTTTATCGGGAATTAGCAAAGGAAGTGTAGCAACTCGTGTTATCGCCGTACAAGAAAATTAGACGAAAAGCGGGCATGTCACAAGAAGAATTAGCAAAAAGAATGTTACTTCCTGTGAAGCTGATAAAAGTTTATGAAAAACGTAACGTAGACCCACCGTTGCATTATCACGCAAATTTTAAAGCGATTTTCAATGTAACAGATGAAGACATTAACCGATTAAAAACAACTGGAGGAATAAAAAATGTCAAAAATTAAGTTTCCAGATTTTTTAAGCGCGTCACAAAAGAAACAACTTCAACAAGCAATAGAGTTAGGCAAACCTGTACTCATAAAAGGGCCACAAGGTCCAACTGGAAAAACAACAATCGCTAATTTCCTTCGCAATCAGGGTGTTTTAGCTTTTGAAGAATGGGAGTGCGTAACTCTAGAGCTAGATTCATTTATCGATTAATTAGTTTCTTTAGTGATTTTTCAGAAACATTGAAATACCAATTCGGGTGGCCTGGTATTTCTTTGTATTCAAACCCTACGATAAGCATTGCTTTTTTGAAAGCCCCGTTTGTAATATAGAAACCTTCTGGCGCGTTTTCAAACATATGTTTTAAACCATATGATGTGTGTTTTGTATTAATGGTTTTAATCTTATCTAGTTTGGAACACCATTCTACTAAAGTATTTTGTTCAGACTGTGAAAGCTCGTCAAAACATGCAACATTGTTAGCATTATTCATATAATCACCTCCTGATAATAATTATATCAGATGTGGTTAAATCTTTACTAAAAAACAACTGGAGGAATAAAAAATGCCAAAAATTAACTTAGCAATTGAAGCAGATTCAGCAACAGAAATGAAAGAAATTTTATCTCAATTAGCAACAGGAAGCGTTGTAGAAGTAACACAATCTTTAAATACAGCTGATAAAAAAGCTACAGAAGAAGTAGAAAAAGCAGCGAAGAAAGAGCCTGTAAAAAAGAAAAAAGCAACTGCGAAGAAAAAAGAAGAAGTTTCTACGGCCTCAACCTCAGACACCGAACCATCGAAAACTGGGGAGAAAGTTGCGCCTACTGATTCAGAAACAGAAGAAGTATCAGCAACAGCCGATTTACACCCAGGTGCTACAAAAGCAGATGTACAAGCAGCAATGAAAAAAGCAATGGCAAACGGCAATCGTGATCGAATTAAAATGTGCTTTGGCCGTTACAACGCAGAAAAACTTTCAGACTTGAAAGAAGAGCATTACGGCAAATTTATCACTGACTTAGAAACGTTGGTAGGTGAATAGGCATGCCAGTAGGAAGTCACGCCTTATTAGGGGCGAGTAGTGCGCATCGGTGGTTAATATGCCCACCTTTGGCGCGACTGGAAGAAAAAGTAAAAGATCGCGGCAGCTCTTATGCGGAGGAGGGAACAACTGCGCACGAATTAGCAGAGTTATATTTGGCGAAGCGGTTTAAGCTATTAACCGCTAGAGCGGTTAATTCTCGATTGAAATTTTTTGAACAAGACCATCCGTATTGTGATGAATCTATGAAAGAATACGTCGCTGCTTATTGCGATTTAGTAGAAGAACGTGTCAATCAATACGAAAATGCCACAGTCGAATTAGAACAAAAAGTAGATTTTTCAAAATGGGTTCCAGAAGGATTTGGAACTTCGGACGTAGTTGTCTTATCAGATAAGACGATTGAAATTATCGACTTAAAATACGGCAAAGGTGTTCCTGTTGATGCGTATTTAAACCCTCAACTGATGTTATATGCGCTTGGTGCGGTGGATAAGTACGACATCATTTACGAATTTGAAACCGTGCGAATGACGATTATTCAACCTCGTTTAGACAATATTTCGACCTTTGAAATTGAAAAAGAAGAATTATTATACTGGGCTGATAATTACGTGGCGCCTCGAGCAGTGCAGGCTTGGGAAGGTACAGGAGAGTGGACGATTACAGACGACGTTGTGAAGTTTTCAAAAGTTCGTGCCCAACTACGGCCACGTGCAGAGAGAAATTTTCAGCTGATTGATAAGCACGAACTGAAAGAAGCACCGCTTTTAACCAATGAGGAAATTGCTGAAATTTTAGAACGTGCGCCAGAGATAAAAAAATGGCTGGAACATGTGGAAACTTACGCTTTACTGAAAGCACGTGACGAAGGCGAAGAGTTCCCTGGTTGGAAAGTAGTTGCTGGGCGAAGTAATCGAAAAATTTCAGATAATGAAGGACTACTGATGGTTTTAGAAGCCGAAGGATTTGAAGATGAAGATATTTTAAAACCGCAAGAATTAAAACCTATTTGCCAGTTAGAAAAAGTTGTCGGCAAGAAAAAATTTGCGGAATTAGCTGCAGACTTCATTATCAAACCAGAAGGAAAGCCTGTCCTTGTTCCTGAAAGTGACAAGCGACCAGCGTTAAACAGCGTAGAAAATGCGCTTAATGATTTTGGAGAAATATAAAATTAAAAAATAATAAAAAATATAAGAAAGTAGGAATTTAAAATGGCAAAAGTAACTGGAACGAAAGTAATTACAAATCAAGTGAGATTAAGTTTTGTGCATGTGTTAGAACCTCATGCGATGGAAGAAGGGCAAGAGAAAAAATATTCTTGCATGTTGATTATTCCAAAAGACGATAAAGAAACACTTAAAGCGATGAAAGAAGCAATCAAAACAGCTTATGAAGGTGCAAAAGGGGATAAATTAAAAGGCGTTAAATTTGAGCGCTTGAAAACTACGCTACGCGATGGCGATGAAGAAATGGACACCGAAGAACGCCCAGAATTTGAAAACGCAATGTTTATCAATGTATCAAGTAAAACGAAACCACAAGTTGTAAAACGCGAAGATGGCGTGCTTGTAAAAACAGACGATCCAGACGAAGTCTATTCAGGTGTTTATGCGAATGTTTCTATTAACTTTTATGCTTACAGTACCGCAGGAAACAAAGGCGTTACCGCTGGGCTAAACAACATTTTAACGTTATGTAAAGGGGACTTCTTAGGCGGTCGTGCCAATGCTGAATCCGACTTTGGTGACCTAGAATGGGAAGACGAAGAAGACGATATATTTAGCTAAAAATTGAATAAGGGGCTAAAATACCCCTTTTCTTTTGAAAGGAGAAATTGAAATGGGTAAACGGCCAATTTATTTACCAATCGAATTACACGATGTTTTTGAACTAATTGAAAATGGCGAAGTAGAAAATTTGTATTTTGAAAACTGTGACTGTTTGGATAATGTTGCAAATGGAGAATTTAGTCTTGAAGACCTTAAAAATATTAATTTTTATATCAAACAAGAATATACACCAGTAGAAGATCAGGAGGTAGGAAAAAATGGAAGTGACTAAAGAAACTTACGAAAAAATAAAGATTTCAGAGCTGAAAAAAGAAGTCGAATTTTTGAAATCTTTATTAGAAATTAATTCAGCTTCGCTAGATAAGGCGTTAGAAACAAACCGTGTTCTTATTGAAGAATTAAAAAAGAGAGTCTAATATATTGACTCTCTAAGTATTGGTAAATTCTTCAGCTATATCAGCATCATAGTCGGCTGCAATAAATTGTGCAGCCGCTCTAATAAAGGCCTTCATATTTTGAATATCTTTATCTGTGTGTTTGCGAACATAGTGAGTCTCATCGTTACCTATCCAAGTAGCTGCTTTTGCTAAATTTTGTAATTTTGGGAAATCACTTAAGTATTCACCAATTACTGGACCTAGCATCATTCTCTTTATAGAGTCTTCTCTGTCAGGGTGTTTACGTATCGCATAATCTTTGATTAAAAATTCTAATGATTTTCGGTATCCTACACCTGCTATTTGGGAAAGCATTTCAGATTCAGCGGTTGCGGCTTGGTTGTATATATCTACGAAAGTTTCAGATACTTTTTCTATATTTTCGGGCAAATCTGTTTTCACAGGTGGCCTGTATGAATACTCAACACATTGACCGCCTTGATACTCTAATGCATAAAATTTCAAACATTCTTCGTTTACACATCTGAGAAATACGCCGATTGTGGTGTATGTGGCAAAAGCGTTCTCATTAGAATATGCACCTAGAACGTCTGGAATCATATCTTTGCCACAGTGCACACATTTCTGAGGAATATCAAGTTCTGTAGAACTTTTATGGTCATTGTATGAAACAGAAACTTTTTTAATCAAGTTAAACCCTCCTAAAAAAACATTTTATACAAATTATACCAAGAAAGTAGGTGTTTTGCATCAAAACGTTAAATATTGATATTGAAACGTATTCGGATGAAGACTTAACCAAAGTTGGGGTTTATAAATACGCTGATAGCCCCAACTTTGAAATTTTACTTTTTGCTTATTCGGTTGATGGTCAGCCTGTCGAATGTGAGGATTTAACAATTAGTGAAATACCTGACGAGATAATGGCTGCGCTAACAGATAAGAACGTGCTTAAAATTGCATTTAATGCCCAATTTGAGCGCGTTTGTTTGTCTAAGCATCTAGGTGTTCCGTACTACTTAGACCCTGCACAATGGCACTGTACGATGGTTCACGCAAACGAATTAGGGTTGCCAGCTTCTTTAGGTCAGTGTGCGAAATATTTAAACATTGAACAGCAAAAAGACACGAGAGGTACGCAATTGATTAACTTCTTTTCTAAACCGTGTAAGCCAACAAAGAAGAATGGTATGCGTACAAGAAATTTTCCTTGTCACGATCTAGAAAAATGGCAGACGTTTATAGAGTATTGTATTCAAGACGTCAATGTCGAAATGGCTATCGCGAATAAATTGAATCGCTTCCCTGTTCCTAAGAGTGAATGGGAGCTTTACACACTGGATCAGCGAATTAATGACCGAGGGGCAGAAATTGACCACGAGTTAGCGACTGCCGCTATTGATATTATGGCCGATTTAAGTGAAGCGGGATTAAACGAAATGAAGGAGTTAACAGGCTTGGAAAATCCTAACAGCTTAGCCCAACTGAAAAAGTGGTTAGAAGAACAAGGAACGCCTTTCGAGAAATTAGGAAAAGAGGTTGTGTTAAAGGCTTTAGCTTTAGGAAACTTGCCTGAGAATGTGGCGGAAGTACTAAAATTGCGACTTAGTTTGTCTAATTCAAGCACGAAAAAATATCTGATGATGGATAATGCACGTTGTTCAGATAATCGCATTCACGGCATTTTACAGTTTTACGGTGCCAACCGCACAGGAAGGTGGGCGGGGCGATTATTACAAGTACAGAACTTGCCTAGAAACTATTTAAGTGAAATTGACTTTGCCCGTCAGCTTGTGAAAGCAAAAGATGTCGAAGGCATCGAATTAATGTATGAAGATGTGCCAGACACATTGAAACAACTTATCCGAACAGGGTTAGTTGCCAAAGAAGGGCGTCGCTTCATTGTATCTGACTTTTCAGCGATTGAAGCTCGAGTGATTGCTTGGTACGCCAAACAAGATTGGGTGCTTGAAGTATTCCGCACACACGGCAAAATTTACGAAGCAACAGCGGCGCAGATGTTCCATTTAGGCGAAGTGACGGACTACGACTGGAAAAGTCATGAAGGTAAAGACATGCGCCAACGTGGAAAAGTGGCGACATTGGCGCTTGGTTACCAAGGCGGACCAGGGGCGCTTAAAGCAATGGGTGCATTAGAAAACGGCATTGAAGAACACGAATTGCAAGACATTGTGGACCGCTGGCGTACAGCCAATAAACGCATTAAGAACTTTTGGTATGAAACCCAAAAAGCTGTGATTGACTGCCTGCAAAACGGCGGTATTAAAAAAGGCCCTCGAGGGTTGAAGTTCTACAAAAAAGCGGGATTCTTGTTTATTCAGTTACCAAGTGGACGAAAACTAGCGTATGCAAAAGCACATTTAAAAGAAGGTGACTACGGTCCTGCTATTTTTTATGAAGGCCAAGGTGATAAAGTCGCTTTCACGGAACAGCAAACTTACGGCGGTAAATTGGTGGAAAACATTGTCCAAGCAACGGCTAGGGATGTTTTAGCAGAAGCGATGGTCCGCTTAGAAAAAGCAGGATACCCTATTGTTTTTCATGTGCACGATGAGGCAGTAGCCGAAGTGCCAGACGGTGAAAAGTCCATTGAAGAAATGAACAAAATCATGTCTGTAGTTCCTGATTGGGCGGAAGGCTTGCCGTTAAACGCCGAAGGATTTGAAACGAAATATTACATGAAAGATTAGACGGAGGAAGCGGAATGATAGGAGACTTTATTTTGTGGTTAATAAGAGTGTGGAAACAATGTTTTTGTCTACATGATTACAAAACAGTTTTTCCTAAAAGCTATGGTATGGTCTCTTACTATGAATGTAAAAAATGCGGAAGAATTAAATAGGAGGAAGCATAGATGAAAATTAAACTAAGTGTACATTTGAAAAGTGGCAAAGTTATTTCTAGGATTGAATCGAATCTGGATCAAGAAGCGATGGAGCGCTGGACGGAAGGAGTCATAGAAAATCTCTCAGATGAGGAAAAAGAATGGGTTTCAATAGGTGATCTACCATCAATGTCGCTTATTCCTATCAGAGCTATTGAGTGTATAAACTTTGAAGAAGTAACGCAGCCCCTAGAGCGCGAACAGGGGGAAAACAAAAATGAGTTTCAAGTTTAGCGATTATTATAACGATGAAAACATTTGTTTAACGGAAGAAAGAATCAGAGAGTTGTTAGAAAAAGGAGCGAGAGAAAATGAAACTAAAACTAGTTGATGTTGAAACTAATCCTCACGAAGAAGAAGTAGGCACGTGTGAATTTTGTATGAGTGTTGAAATGGTCAATGAGCCCGTTTTTGTTTTTAAAAAAGATAATGGGGGACTCGTTCGTGTTAAAGCATTCATTTGGAGTTGGGGGTTCTATGAAGAAGAAAGTATTGAAAATGTCGTAGATTTTGCCGCTTATGTTAACGAACAGGAGTTTGACGAAGAGCAAGAGCTAGATTATAGCTGGTTAACTGATCTAATTTATGAATACAAATATGGAAAGGAAGACGAATAAATGGAAAACAACATACTCATACTAGCAAGCTTTGCGATTTGCTTTTTGTTAGGCTATTTTGTTGGCATTCGTAAATACCTGAAAGCGATAAGCGCTTCGCTTAATTATGAGCGGGAATTACCCACAAGTGATTATCAAAAAGGATGGCTTGACTGTTTAGGTTTCATCCTTAAACAATAAAAGAAAGGAAGCGGAAAGATGGAACAGCCAGAAAAAAACATCAAATTAGCCTATGATGGTGAAATCCATCTTGCAGTTGGTGCTTCAAAAACCGAGAAAAAATGGAAAAATCGGCAGATGTCTTGGGCTGACTTTATCCAACGGCTAAAAACTCCGACGGTTACACAAGAGACCGTCGAGGACTACAAAAAAATGCCGAAGTCTAAGCAGGGCGAGGTCAAAGACGTTGGGGCGTTTATTGGCGGTTGGTTAAAAGAAGGACGGAGAAAAAGAGGGAACGCTCAACAGCGTAGCCTTGTTACGTTAGATGCCGATAGTACGACGTTAGACTTTTGGGACGATGTACAGCTGTTATTTGATCATGCTGCAGCTGTCTACACGACACACAGCCATTTAGTCAAAGGTCCGCGTTATCGTTTGATTATTCCGTTAAGTCGCCCAGTGACCGCCGAAGAGTATGAACCCCTAGCGAGAAAGCTTGCGGAGTTTTTCGGTATGGATAACTTCGATGATACGACCTATCAGGCAGAACGTTTGATGTATTGGCCCAGTCATTCGATAGACGGGGAATATTTCACCGATAATATCGATTTGCCGTGGGTCGATCCTGACGAAATTCTAAGCCAGTACGAAGACTGGCGAGATGCGAGTTTTTGGCCTGAAAGTTCACGGGGGCACTCAATCCGTGAAAGACAAGCAAAAAAAGCAGGCGACCCATTAGAGAAAAAAGGAATTGTCGGAGCGTTTTGTCGCACGTATGACATCATTTCAGCGATTGAAACCTTTTTACCAGAAGTATATGGACCAACAAGAAGAGAGGACCGTTGGACGTTTTTAGAAGGTTCTACTAGTGGTGGGCTAGTGATTTATGATGATAAGTTCGCTTATTCTCATCACGGTACGGACCCAGTAGGTGATCAACTGGTGAACGCGTTTGACCTTGTCCGCATTCATTTGTTTGGCGATTTAGATGAGGATATGAGAGCAGGAACACCTCCGCAAAAAATGAAAAGCTATCGTGCGATGAATGAATTCCTCCAAGAAGACGAATCAGTTATGCAGCAAATGCAAAAAGAAAAACTCGGGGAAGCGATGGAGGATTTTGACAACTTTACAGATGAAGAAGTCGAAGAATCTCAAAAAACAAAATGGCTAACTTTTGATCAAAACGGTGCGGCAGTAATTAATACGTACTTACTTGCTGAAGAAATTGTGAGAGAGATTCCGCTATTTTATAACGGAATAGAATTCCTTCGATACGAAAGCAAAAAAGGAACATGGAGTACAGGGACGGATGAATACCTAAAAAGCTATATCACTATTAGGAAATTAAGAAAAGAGACAAAAATTCGTTATATCTCGGAAACAATCGCTGCAATCAAGAGTTTGGTTTATGTGAAGGATGATTTTAAAGACACAGATACAAACAAACTGGTTCTTGCAAACGGTGTGTACGATTTGAAAAATGATACGTTTTCGCCTTCGTTTGATAAAAAGTTACATGCCAGAACATCGCATCCGATAGTTTATGATAAAGATGCAGAATGTCCGATGTTTGAGGGCTATCTACGAGAAATCGTCGGAGAGGAAAACCTACCGTTTGTTTTCGAGTGGTTCGGGTATAACTTTTATCGGAAATATAATTTGCAAAAACTGCTGTTTATCTACGGTTCGGGAGGAACAGGGAAATCTACTTTAATTGAGATTTTAAGAGAATTAGTAGGAAAAGAAGCATATTCTGCTGTTTCTCTCAAGAGCTTGGCCAAAGAGCGTTTTGCTGCAGCAGGGTTATATGGAAAAACAGCAAATTTTGATTCAGAGGCAAAACAAGAATACTTGGGAGATGGAGCCTTTTTAAAACAGCTAACGGGTGAAGATACCATTTATGCAGATAGAAAGAATCAAGACCCTATTTATTTTTATAATTACGCAAAATTAACGTTTGTAATGAACCATTTACCTGCAATGAGAGACTTTAGCGGAGGGCTTAAACGTCGAATGTTAATTCTTAAAATTGATAAAAAACTCACTGACGAGGTCATAGACATGTTTCCTAAAGAAGCGATGATGCAAGAAATGGCGGGTATTTTTAATAAAGCAATGCAGGGACTACGTCGGGCGCTGGGAAATCGTGGTTTTTCAATCTCTAATGGTATGGAGCAGAATGTTGATAAATGGGTACAGGGTAATGATATTTTGTCTCTATTTATCGAAGATGAATGCACAATCGGAGAAGACAAAAAAACACCCGCAAAAGAAGCCTACAGCGATTATGTCGCCTACTGTAAAAGTTCTGGATACAAGCCTGTTACTAGAAATAACTTTGTATCCCGCATGAAAGAATTAGGTTACGAGAATAAAGCTGTGAAAATTGATGGTAAAGCAGTGAAATGTTGGATAGGAATTGACACGGGATATGGCGGGTTCTAGGTTACCATTTTTAGGTTACTTTTCTTGATAGAAGTTTTTTGGAGCTTAAGATGGTTACTTTGTTACTTAGAATTTTAAATGATTTAATTTTTTAGAGTTCTAAAAAAAGGTAACAAAGTAACTTTTATAAGAGTTGAAGGAAAAGTTACCGTTTTTAAAGTAACTTTTAAGAAAAAAGTACCTGAATAGTAACCTAAAAAATCAATCGTATCTATACTTTATGGCTACGAGTTACTTTGTTACCTTTTTTTCTATTCTATGCACACAAGGTAATTAATAAGAATATGTATATAGGGGATAGTAAATATAAATATATATAAAGAGTAAATAATGAGTTGAAAAAAAAAGTTACCTAGAAAGGAGATTGGAAAGCATGAAGTACACAAACCTAAAATATTCAAGAGTGGAAGTATTCCATGGTCCAGATTTGGACCACGTGGTAGATAATGCGATAGCCTTATGTCCAGAGGGGTACTTAGTATACGATCTAGACGTAAAGTTTCTAAATGCTGAATATGTTGTTATTGCGAAAATCCAGAAAGAGGAGCCCTAAAACTATGCAAATCGAAAACGACATTGAAAAGTATCTAGTTAGGCAGGTAAAACGCACAGGAGCTTTATGTTATAAATTCACTTCCCCAGGAACTAGAGGCGTTCCTGACAGGATTATTTTGTACCAAGGCAATGTGTTTTTCGTTGAATTAAAGAGGCCTGGAGGAAAGCCAAGAAAAGACCAGTTAAAAATTATAGAAAAATTCAAAGGACAGCTTATCCCAGTGTTTGTCATTGACAGCAAGCAAGGAGTGGATATGTTAATCTACGCAATGCAAAGCGGTATAGCAAGAGTTATGCCTGATATGCCACGTAAAAAGGAGTGATCTAAAACATGAAAGCAACATTACACCCATATCAGGAGTATTCAAAAAACTTTATCCTTGACCACCCATACTGTGGATTACTTCTAGATATGGGACTTTGACTAGGGAAAACCCTATCTAGTTTGACAGCTATTGACGAGCTGTTACACACGTTTGAAATCATTGAGAATGTGTTAGTGATTGCCCCTTTATCAGTTGCAGAAAAGACATGGACCGATGAAATCGAAAAATGGGACCATCTACAGCACCTCACTTTTTCAAAAGTGTTAGGAAACCCAAAACAACGCGAAGAAGCTTTATTCAAAAAGGCGGATGTATATTTAATCAACCGTGAAAATGTGGAGTGGTTAGTCAATTACTATCAGCGAAACTGGCCTTTTAAAACCGTGATTATTGATGAATTATCCAGTTTTAAGTCAAGTAGTGCCAAACGCTTTAAAGCCTTACGAAAAGTACGCCCGAAGATGGAACGTGTTATCGGGCTAACAGGAACACCTTCCCCAAACAGCTTGATGGATTTGTGGGCGCAAATGTATTTATTGGACCAAGGTGAACGGCTAGGAAAAACTATCACACAATACCGTAATAAATATTTTGTTCCCGCACAAAAAAACGGGCATATCGTGTACTCTTGGCAATTAATCCCAGGAGCAGAAGAAGCGATTTACAGCAAAATAAGCGATATATGCGTGAGTATGAAAGCAAAAGATTATTTGCGACTGCCACCACGGACAGAAAATATTATCGAGCTAGACTTGAACCCGACAAGCTGGAAACAGTACAAAGAGCTAGAACGGGAATACGTGTTAGAACTCGAAGGAACAGACGTTGTAGCTAGTAATGCGGCTACACTATCAAACAAGCTTTTACAGCTGTCTAACGGCGCTGTATACGACGAAAACGGCGACGGAAGGGAAATACATCAAGAAAAGTTAAATGCGCTAGAACGTGTTATAGAGGACGCACAAGGGCAATCAGTTTTAGTCTTTTATCAATATCAACATGATTTAGAAAGAATCCAAGCACGATTTAAACAAGCGAAGGCTTTAAATGTGTCTGACGGGGATATTGAGAAATGGAACGAGGGAAAAATCCCTTTACTTTTAGCCAATCCGCAATCAGCAGGGCACGGCCTAAATTTACAAAAAGGCGGGCACATTATCGTGTGGTTTGGGCTTACATGGTCTTTGGAGTTTTATCAACAAGCCAATGCCAGGTTAGACCGCCAAGGACAAACACAGCCTGTTATTATTCATCACTTAGTGACGAAAGGGACTATCGACGAACAAGTAATCAAAGCTTTACAAGCGAAAGAACAAGGGCAATCAGCGCTAATGGCTGCAGTGAAAGCCAAAATTGAGGAGTACAGGAGGTAACAGCTTTGTATGAATGGTTAAATAGTTATCAAAAGTTAGAACAAGAAATCTATTACCTTGATTGGGAATTAGAGACGTACAAAAGTGAGTTAGAGCGATGGTGTGACCCTGAGGACTTAGGAAGGTATACGTTGACTAAAGATTCTAAAGCATCAAAGTTGGAAGATATTATCGAAGACCATGAAAAACGTTTAGCGTGGAAAATGAACGCCATCTATGACCTACGAAAGTTAGTTTATAGCTTTAAAGGACTAGATCAAAAAATCTTAGTAGCAAAGTATATCGAAGGGCTATCGTTAAAACAAATTGCGGGAGAATTTGGGCATAGCTATGGCTATATCAGAAATAAACATAACCAGATTTTGAAGAAAATCGAAAAAAGTGACAATGATGTGACAATTCCCATTGATAAATCGTGATATACTGTTATCAGTAAAATTACGCAGAAAAAGGCATCTTCCCAAGAAAATGGGAAGGTGTCTTTTTTAGACAGAAAGGAAGAATAGATATGATTTTACAATATGCAATGCGATTGAACGAAGAAGGAACAAAGAAAGCCGAACATATCGAGGACGGTGTGACCTCTGTTACCATCACAGAAAACGAAATTAAAGTCTATTACGAAGACAAACGTGGGGTAAAAAATAGCACTACGTTTTTAAAAGATTGTTCGCAAATTTACAACATGTGGTTACTAAGTGATACGTTTAAAACGTTAAAAAGATTAATTTAGCTTATATTGATACAGAAAGGCGGTGAATAACATGCGAATGACCGAGAAACAGAAACGATTTTGTGACTTTTACATCGAGACAGGAAATGCTACACAGGCGGCGATTAAAGCGGGATATTCTAAGAAGACTGCTAATCGAATAGCTACAGAAAACTTGTCAAAACTTGTCATTAAACAGTATATAGACGAACGCCTCGCAGAACTGAAAAACG